TATCCAGCATGATGTTGCACCCAATACTGGGATAGTATCGTAAACTGGATCTCCAAAGATATATTGAGAAGGTTCAGATTCTTCTTCGCATAGAGACAAATAATAATTGCCTCCCCATATAATCTGATACTTAGAAACTCTTTTTAACTCTTGAAAATACTCAAGAGGAGGTATAGTTTTATCCCAGTCTTTTGATGTATACTGTTTCGCAGGTGCAAGAGATTGAGTCTTTTGACCTTTAAATCCAGTCTTGGCTCCACGAGAATGGTTTTTTGCTCCATCCTCGCCTATACCATACGGAGGGTCTACAACCGCTATGTCGAAGTAATTATCTGAAAACTTTTTCATCATTTCGACATTGTCTCCAAGATAATATACTCCAAACTCTGTTTTGTGAGACTTATATCCTTCGAGTTCTATCTGCTTCATCTTTGCATACTTGCTTTCATATAGTCTGATATTTTCTTTATATCAACTTCGTCAACCTCATTTAACCTTCTGCTTCCTATTGATACGCCAAACAAGCCTCTAATGGCTAAGTCTTGCATATTGACAGGAAGAGTAGTTTTTATTGACATAAATCTTGTAAATGTCATAAACACTCCGAGTTCTATATCGTCTGTTATATCAATCCCGATTGACCTTGCTATGCCAATAAGAACTTTGTCACTTGGATTAAACTTTCCAGATTCGTAGTTGTATATTGTCTGATAGTCAACTCCGATAATCTTAGAATACTTTGCAGCAGAGATATTGAGTTTGTTTATTCTAATATTCTTAATCCATTCTCCGATTGTATTAGAAGTTTTTTCCATGCTTATAACCTCTTTCCAAGTTGTACATTAATTTTAAGTAAATATGAGCTCCGATATTAATCTCATTTCTTCCAGCAAAATCTAAAAGTCTTATTATTGCATCTGATATTTCATCTTCTAATGTGTCTTTATAAAACTGCTCAAAAAACTGTTTAAAGTTCTCTTGGTTTTCAAATACGAATCCTACTTGAGTCTTGCAATTCTTTCCTTTTCTTATAGCTTCGATAGCTTCACTTATCTCTCCAGACGCAAGTGCGAGTGATTTTACATTAATCATATCCTCGAAGTATCTCCTGATATTGTCGCTTGCTCCAACTAGGTTTTCTGCTATCGCAAGTGGCTCGTCATAGAATCCTCTATCGAAGTTGTCTCTATATATCTCTTCGCATAGTGTAGAAAAGAAATCTTCAATTTTTTCCATTTGCTCTTTGCTTAATAAATCTTCCATATTTATATTATTTTTATTGGTTCTTGTATTGCTTTTTTAAATATATCAAAGTTCTTTTGATTTAGCTTCTTATTTGATGATATTTGAATCTTGTCGCTAACATCAGGAGGCAAAGAATTTTGAAACAAGTCTGAAAAATCTTTAGACTCGCCATCTGAAGCATGATGTATAGAACACAAGTGTACTATAATATCTTTACGCTTATTCTTGATAACTGTCGCAGTTTCCATTGCCTTGATAAACGAAGATTCATCGTCACAGTCTATTAGAAGCTTTATGTTTAAAGCATAGTCTTCATGCTTGACAGATTCAATTTGATCTTGTTGTATTTGAGATATTTCTTTTATATGTTCATTGGAGTTCATTCCAAAAACGTTATAGTTAAAGTTCAAATACTCAGCAAGGCTCATTGCTTCTCTAGGAGACTTGGCTATGATTAAAAGATTGTCCTTCTTCATTTTTTTACTATGACCAAAGAAAGATTCTGTAGCAGAACTTCCTTTTATATGTCTTACTATCTTTTCAGAAGAACGCCTATATAGCATTACTCCAGTCCTATATGGTATAGATAGGAAGGTATTTATAAGAAAAGACTTTCCAGATCTTCCTAAATCATAATCTTGATACGAATACAGTCCGCATCCATATCTAAGAAGTGTATTTTTACTAACTATTCCATCATACCAGAAAGTATAGTCAACAACAGAATCTGAGGCTTCTCTTAGCTTTTCATTCATCTTCTTTGTATGTCTCATTGTAAACTCGTTATAAAACGGCTCTTTTTTAACATTCCTTGAAGTGTCTTCAAACACTGGAGCTTCGCTTAGATTTCTTCCGATTATTTCTTCTATACGAATGGCAATATCTTTAAAAGACAATCCCATTTGATTTATTAGAAGTTTTATTATATCGCCAGAAAAGTTTGCGTCTCCAAAGTCGTTACATAGTCCATTATCAAGATTTATGCACAAGCTTGGCTTTCTATCTCGATAGGCTTTGTTTCTTATGTTATAGATTTCTCCAGAAGAGCCTTTTATGTTATACCCGAAAGCTCGGAGTACAGCTGCTCTTTCGAAGGGCAATAGCTTCTGGTTTAAACTCATAAGTTAAATATTGTATCTTGTTGCAATTATTGTTTTAAGTTCGTCAAGAACAGAATAGTTTTCTTCTTCTATCTCTACGCCATCGTGAACTTGAGATACTATGTTTTTTTTCTTCTGTATCAAAGCAAAAAGGTCTTCGTCAATAGAGTCTTTACCTATTGCATAATAGCAGTTAGTAAACTTCTGTTGACCGAGTCTGTTGCATCTATCTTCGGCTTGGTCGTGTATTGTTGACGTCCAGCCAAAATCTGTAAATATTACATTATTTGCAGATACTAAGTTTATCCCGAAGTTTGCAGCTTTAAGACTGCACACTATTATTCTGTCACGAATATTAGTAGGCGCATGATTTTTTTCAAACATCAAGTTTACAGTATCTCTTCTGTCATTTGAATCTTCGCCAAGTATCGAAAGGCATCCAAAATGCTTCTTTAAGGCGTATTGAACATCTATTATGCCTGAGAAGATTACAAACTTTTCGCTTTTTTTTCGTTTAGCCATCTCTTCTATCCAAGCGTAAATGCTTTTAAGTTTTCCCATTGCAGAAACGTATTTCAAAGCGTTGATAAACTCGAGAATCATCTCGTCTCTTTCAGGGGCAACATTCTCGTCTTTAGTTCCGTCAAATAGGTCAGAAACAGCAAGATTAGTGCGTTTATTCTTGTTCTTTTCAAATAGCCATTTTACTGGATTTCTCTCAGCTTCAGAATACTCGTCTCTTGTTGTTATGTCCATTTTTATAACCTGCGGAATAGACTTGCCTTTTAACTCCTTAGCTACATCTTTCTTAGTTCTTCGTACCATGCAAATAGCACGAAGTCTTTCATTCAATAGCTTAAGATTCTTTGCTCCATCTGTTTTCATTCCGTATTCAGTAAACTTCATATCGCAATACTTTTTCAAGAATGATGTGACTCCGCCAAAGTCAGATAGCCTATCAAGTATCTTCAACTGAGGAATAAGATCTTCTGGCTTATTTTCTATAATAGTTCCAGACAATAAAAATATAAACTGCTTATCTTTCGCAATGTCGTAAACGTTCTCAAAGCGTATAGACTTCTTATTTTTTGTTCTGTGACTCTCGTCTACAACAATACCTTCAAACTTCATCGACATGAGGTTTTTCTTATACTTGCCAAGTTGCTCATAGTTCATTACGTAAACATGGGCAGATGTATCTATTAGATTTCCAACGAGCATCTGTACTTTAACTCTTGGAGTCCATTCGTTAAATTCTCTCTTCCATTTTTTTACTACAACAGAAGGACATATTACCAACATTGGATATACTCCAGCAGTCCATGCAGCAGCTATAACTTGAGCAGTTTTACCAAGACCCATGTCATCTGCATTTATACATCTTTTAGATTTTATCATATACTCGACTCCAGCCTTCTGAAATGGATATAATCTCTTCCCATCTGTGCTTACCAGATCTGGAATAACGAAATCGCGACTCGCAGACTTTGCTGATGATGCACTTGCAAAGAAGTCCTCTTTTGTCTTGTAAGACTCAATAGTCTGTATAACTTCATCTGTTACAGATTCCGCTATTCCAGACTCGATAAGCTTACGAAGAACTAAAGAGGACTCCTGCCCTATCGGAGCACTCCAGTTGTTCTTATTAGGGTTAAACTTTACTCCAGCAATATTTTTTAGGGCATAGACTTTCTCTTTATCGTACTCAAAGTCAAATACGAAGTGTCTATATTTTCTGGCTTGCTTTACTGAGATATTCATACTATCCTATTCCGAGTTCGCCGAAGAGTTCATCCATCGAAGGATCTGGTTGGGCTTCGATTGCAGTGGTCGGATTCTTTGCTTCGGCTTTTGGCTCGGTTGCATTCTCTTTCTGAGCAGGCTTTTTTGCGGAAGATTCAACGTCTTTCTTTTCATCAGAAGGCTTTTTAGATTCTGGCTGAGAAGAGTGTTCGCCAATATCGTTTACTGGTTTTGCAGTTTGCAATCCAGGAATTGACTTCTCTTCTGATAGTTGTTCTTTAGAAGCAGCTGCGCTAAGACTTTCAACATAAGCTTCAAACTTTTTTAGGTCTGTTTTCTTTGATTGAGCGTCAGAGTGCTTCATGTTCATTATAGCTTTATAAGCATTTGCCCTGCTAATGCTAAACCAATTTTTTAGCATCCAATTCTGCATCTTTTGGTCAGCGCCTTTAAAGAAGTCAGCCATTTCTTGCCTTTGGTCTAAAGTAGCAGGCTCGTTATGTCCTAAGATAGCAAAATCAGGAAGTATAGGAGGCGACCATTTGAACCAAGAGTTTCCTATTTTTACAGAATTATCTCCTGAGAAGTGAACGACAGCCATAGTCTTTTCAAGCTCGTATAAGTATCTGCCGATACCCCATTGAACTGCAGCTCTTTTCATTGCATTTGAAAGACCTCCTTTGAACGGCTCAAAGTCAGTAAACTCTGCTCCATCATATTTGGTAATCCATTCTCCATTATGCTTAATAGATATGCCAGTAGTAAATCCGTTTAGAATAGCATCGTAAGTCTTCTTTACTCCGTCTATCCATCCAGTCTTTTCGTTCTTTACAGCACGCAAGGTTGGCTCTGTATTCTTCCAGCCCATAGTGCCTACTACTTCATCAAGGCGGTTCATTATAGCCCTATTAGAAACATAGCAGAAAAGCAATATCTTAGCTTCTCCGTTATATTCTTTTTTCTCTCCAACACGCCACTCGAGTTCCTCTGGATAGAACGGCTTGGATAATTCTTCTTCTATTCTGCTAGATTTCATATTATTATTCTCCATCGCTTTCATCTTCATCTTCGTCTGACACTATGTCAAGCATATTACCTCCTTTTGCAAGCTCATTTGCTGCATACGGAATATTTAAGTCAATTAAGTATTCTCCGAATTTGTTTTCTTCGTTCCAGTCTTTGTATCCAATAGCCTTGCCTGAATCAATATAATCTGCAACTTGCCTTAACGCATCTTTATACATTTTTCTTCCAAGTCTCATTTCATCAGAGTCAACTTTAACTCGATAAGGTTGAACGTAAGCAAGACTATTTTTCTCAGCAAACCACATTAAAGAAGCTTTGACCTCTATGCCATGATAGGCAAGACCATCTATGTAAAGCGCTCGTTGCATATGGTAAAGATATTTCTTAACACTATGGAGAACCGAAGCTGGATGCGCAGATACGCATGACTTTAAGTCATTTTCAAGGTTAGGAGTTAATCTGTCAATTCTTCCTTTCATAGGAAGCCCAAATTCCTTGTCTGTCCAGAAGAGGCTTATTTCTGAGTGACCATCTTTGTCTTCCATTATCTTTCTCAGTATAGGATTTCCAATAATCGAAGACTTTATTCTTTTTGCAAGTGTAAAATCTTGGTCTGATATAATACCTATTTTTTTAGCTTCGCAGTATGCTTTGAACTTTTTTCCTACCTTTGTTGCTCCGTTTGTAAAATACGAAACTCCTTTTTCCTGAAGGTCTTTCATTTCTTTTTCATCGAAGTCAATATCACCAAAGTCAGCAAGAGTTTCTTCTACATTTTGCGGACAATAGTATTTGCCATAGAATGAAGATTCCTCGAAAACAAATTCATGCAATACCCTTCCGAACTGCATATCTCTTGTCTCAGAAGGCTTCTGAAATTTCATTTCATGCAAGAAATGCTTAAAGCTATTCTTTTTAATCTTGCTTAGTGATGAGAAGTTGTAAGCTTGCGTATTTGCATATTCCTCGAAAGGAGAGTTAGGAACTATTTTGTCAACGTGCTGAAGCCAAAGGTTATTTTCCTTGAAGATTTTAAAGTTACTCATAATGTGTAATTATTGAAGATTTATTGTTAAGACTGATTTTTTCAGTCAATTTTATTAATCTTAATTTATGCTAATTTTAGTATAAAACAAAATAGAATTTAATGCTATTGAACTATATATATATATACAGTATTAAGCGCTTAAATTTTAATTTTAAGACTATATATATATTTATTTGATATTATACTAAGATTATATATATTAAGTCTGTCAAATGACAAATTTTAACCTTAATTAAAACCTTCACACAATGGAACAAATCCTAATAGGCACACAAGATAGCCTAGTAAATATCTTGAACTTAGATGTTGATGACATAAAGTTCGGAGACATAATGAACAGTCTTCAAAAGCAATGCCGCTTTAACGGCAGAACAAGGATACATTATAGTGTGCTAAAGCACAGTCTTCTTGGCGCTATGATAATGCACGAGTCTTCTACCGCTGAAGAGGTCTTGGCTTTTATGATTCATGACTTCGCAGAATCTTTTACTGGCGATATAATAGCTCCTATAAAGAAGATGTTTCTAGGTCTTTACGAGATCGAGAGAAAGATAATGCAGACGGTCTGCCAGCGATATGGCATAAGCGAAGAAGTATTGTATTCTGACAAGATAAAAAAAATAGACAAGTTTATGTGCGACATCGAGGGTAACAGACTTGTATCAAATATAGTGTTCCCTTCTGACAAGAAGATTATGAACATGGCTGAAGATCTTCATCAGCAAGGGTATATATCTACATACGGATTTAATGCCATTGACGAGATTATGTGCATGGGATTTAGCGAAGAAAACGCAGATAGAACAAAGACAGCTTTTAGAAACTTGTTTCTATCTCAAAAAAACAGACAAGAACAAGGAGATAGCTTTCCTTTGTTTGGAATAGCTTTCGGAGATAATCCTTCCCAAGATGACGATATGATAGACGGAGATTATGACGGTGACGATGAAGAAGAAGGGATTTTTTAATGTCAGACATGAAAAAAGCCATTCAAGAAGTAAACGCAAAAGGATATAATGATAAAGTTTACGGAGGAATGTGGTTCGGGAAGCTTGCGTCTGAAGAATTTGTTCTTCTTACAAGTGATGCGATTGTCGCCTTTCTTACTACGCTAAAAAGAGAGTCAGACCTCGCAAGAGGGTATGTTGACTTTAATGATTATTCTGCAATATTGAAAGAAGAGTCTTCTTTTCAGGGGGCAAGATTCGTATATGTAGCAAACAATGATTATGGAGCTTCTCTTATAATAGCTTCAAAACTCAGATGGTCAGACATCTCAGAAAAAATAAAACAAATTATTAAATTAGGACAATTTTAAATGGAAACTCAAGAATTAGCTTTTTATAGCGAAGGCCCAAAAAACGAAGCTTTATCAATAGTATCATACGAAAAGAATATTCCATTAGAAGTATTGCCACTCGCTAAAAAGATGGCTCCTGCAAGAAAGTCAAAAGTGCTATCTGCGATTTCTGAAATATTTCAAATTGCAGAGTCGTGGAGTCTCCAGGTTGAGGAGATTAATATCGAATCTATCGAAGATACTAAGTCTATCGAGTTGGCAGAGATCGCCTATAAAAACACGAGAAGAGCAAGACTATCTTCTATGCGAGTATTCAAAGATGCCAGAGCTGAAGTTCATGCTATTAAAGTTGAGTACGATACAGAAGATAAGCTATTGCTCAAAACAAGCCAAATAGCTGAGATTCTTTTCAAGGAAATTGAGACTAAGGCTTATGATAAATCGCAGTATGTAGAGAAATACAACTTGGAGCAAAAAAAAATTAGAACAGAGAAGCGCCTTAATATTCTCCTTGAAAACGGATTCGATAGCGTTTCTTCTATGACTTACAGAGACATGGAAGATGATATGTTTGATGTTTTTTTGGGTGGCTTGAAGTACAAAAGGCAACAGCTTCAAGAAGAAGAAATTGCCGAAGCTGCAAGAGAAGAAGAAAGAAGACTTGCTATTGCTGAAAAGTATGAAATAAAAAGAAACGAAGATTCTATTATTGTGAAAGAGTCTCCTAATGTTCAAATGCACTCTGATGATGACTTTTTTACTGAGATGCAAGATAAAAGCAATGGCGCTAAATTTTCAAGGATATGGTCGGCATCTCCTTTTGTAGAATCAAAAAAGAGTTCAACTTCAAATAAAGAGCAAATGCTTTCTTGGGTAGAAAACTTTGGAGCTCCTTTCTTAGACTTAGAGTGTCCAGAAAAGCAGACAGTGTTAGCAAAGTTCGCAGGTTTTAAAAGGTGGGCTAAATTAGAAATCTCCAAAATGAAAGAATCATAATGCAAGTTAAGACAATAAAAAGAGCAGTTTATTCTAAAATGAAAGAATGGACTGCAACAATAGAAGATGTCGTTCTCGCAGAAGATGTTATGAACAATATAGTCGTATCAGGAGGCTGCATTGCATCAATGTTTCAAGGTCTTGATGTAAATGACTATGATGTTTACATACAAGATAAAGCTGTATTGAAAAGACTTTGTTTTTACTATATACAGAAAGCTTGTAAAACAGACCCTTCTATAAACAAAGTTCATGTAGTTTCATTTGAAGACAGGTTTAACTATTTATCTCAAAAAGATAAATCTTTTGCAGAGTTAATGGAAAATGGAGAGTCTGACGAAGACTATTCTGGTAATTTGCAAATAAGAGAAGTTTTACTTGTTGACAAGAATAGAATTAAAATAATCGGAGTAAGCAATGGAGCCAAAGTTGATTACAAAGACAAAGAGGTCTCTCCTTATTCGCCAATGTTCTTCTCTCCTAACGCTATAAGCCTATCTGATAAACTTCAGATAGTAGTAAGATTTCATGGAACTCCAGAACAGATTCACGAAACATTCGACTTCGTTCATGCTACTAACTATTGGACTATTAAAGATGGTCTTGTTCTAAATATAGAAGCATTGGAATCTATCTTGACAAAAAGACTAAAGTATAAAGGAAGTTTATACCCTATTACTTCTGTAATAAGAATGAAAAAGTTTATCAAGAGAAACTTTACAATATCGGCAGGAGATATTTTAAAGATGGCTATGCAAATATCTGAATTAGACTTGTCTAAGATAGATGTTCTTGAAGATCAATTAATAGGAGTTGATGTTGCATACTTCTCTACTCTTGTTAAAAAAATTATTAATTCAGGAGAAAAAACTATCACATCTCCTATGGTTAATAGGCTTTTAGATAAAATAGAAGAATATTTTGGAGGCGAAAATGAGCAAGATTCCTAAAAAACTAAAACTTCCAGCATTAGACGCTATATGCAATGATAGTAAATCTTGCTTTGCTTATCCTACAATTGGAGTAAAGTATCAAGAGTATAGAGGAAGAAAGTGCTTTATAGCCACAGATGGAA